GATTTCTTGTTGGCCCATTTTTAAACTTTGATTAACTTTTGCCCAGTCTTGGAGAGCTTTTGTAGTAACACTTTTGATCATGTCAGCTTGGGTATTGGCTGCTCCTTGAGCTTGCCATCCTGCTTTACCACCTGCTAATCCACCTTGAGCTAGTCCTGATATTCCAGCACCTACTTGTTTAGCGAAGTCTAAAGGTCCTTCATTTAATTCATTAATTTTCATCTTTGATCTTCCTTATACCGCGGGTAAATTTTGCAGGATCTTGGCCCTTGATCGCATTCAACAAGCGACGTTCTAGTTCGCCCGCTGTTTCGGCATCATAGCTTTCTCTGATATGTTTAATGAGGTTGATAGCACCATTGATGATATTGTTGGCACGTGACTCTAGGAGGTTTTCTTTGTCCTTGTGCGTTAATAATTCATCTAACTCTGTGAGTATGCTACGAGTGCGTTTTTGCAAAATCTTACTCCAATTTAGTATATTTATGCCACTTTGAACAACCTGATGTCCTTGAAATCATGCACTATCGCATGCTGATCTAGGTTATTTAAAATGTTCTGTTGTAGCTGTGTAACATCACGTGCTAGCTGTAGATTTGCATTTAATCTATCTTCGTATATTTCACGATAATGCTGTTGTAATTCTAAATTGTTTAATAGATCTATGTTCTTGGTTATCGCTTGTATTATTCTTTCGCCTGGATGTGCTAGATATTGATAGCTATGATCGATGATATCGTCAAACACATCAAAGCCTATTTTCTTGGTTGTTTCAGCAGATTTATAACTACCGGGCCAAATAGGAAAATGTCCAGCATATATTGGTATTAGTGTCTTTTCAGTCAGGATATTACCATTCTCAAAAAAGTTGGGTTCGGTGATAAAACTTACCGTAGAATCAGCATACAGCCCTTGATAGATATAGTCACGGAAAGCTAGGCTGATATCTGGCATAGCCCAAGCACGTGCTCCAGCTGGAGTTTTTCCTGCGCTGAAATATTCTGGTGCTTCGACAAAGAAACTGTCTAAACCAAGTTTAGTATCAAACTTATAGTTAGTGTGAAGCAATAACTCATCGACGATGTTCTGTGGATCATCATGCCCTAGCCAAGAATATGCTATGGGTTTGCCAACAAACAAGTTGGCTATCAGCATGTTTAACATGACCCTATGTGGACGTGGTTTATTACCAGGAAAGGTAAAATGTTTGGTAACAGTCTGTTGTGGGATGGTATTCCATGAAGGCATGTCATGGCGGAAAGATATAACACTGTCCAATAAAATCCTAGCGGTGTAGGCAGCCTGTCCTTGGAAATCGTCCCACATGAGATAGTGGTCAAAGACAAACAACTTTTCTTTGATATCAACCCCTGCAGCATCAAATAGATCTTGTATGGTATTATGGAAGTATTTGTTTTTACCCTGTACATCTATCCTGATGTCATTGGATAAAGGCATGTTATCGCTAACATAGATGATCTTGTTGTTAATCTGCTCCGCTGTCAATGCCTGACAGTCAGGTCGCATGTAAGCATAGTTCATTCTGAACTCTGTCTAAGTCCAGCTAACATGCTCTTGAGTTTACTGCTATCAACAGTTGCATTGATTTTAGGTTGATCTTCGCTTGGCGCCACTGTCGAACCTGTTTTAATTTGACTTAAAATATTAGTTGCACCAACTCCACGTAAACCACTTTCCTGTGCTTCTTCACCTGGGTCAGTGATCCTTAATGTTTCTAGATCATACTCTAGATCTACTTTCATACCTACGCCAGAACTACTACGTGTTTTCATCAGTTGTAGTTGATAGCGTCCACGCTCACGCATAGCACGTGACGTAAAGATACCAAACACATTGTCTGCTGTATTGATCTTACTTAAACCACCTGCGATATGACTGTGGTCAAATTCAATTTCTTCTACCGCACCACGATTTAACTGTGAAGCTGTGATCATCAAGATGTTTAATTCTTTAGCTAGATTACGCAATTCTTCTGATACATATTTGTCTTTAACGAATAAATCATTTGGGCTGACTTTAGCACTTACAGGCATAACCAAGTCCAAATAGTCTACCATGATAAAGTCTAGTTTCTTGCCTGTTTGGATCTGTAGTTCTTTTAAATAACTGCGGATCTGATTTACATTACTTTGTGCTGGCATGTATTTGATACGTAGGCTACCTGACTTCTTACCAGTCATCTTGACTTTCATTTCTACTGTATCAATTTCTTTGAATACTTCTTTAGTGCTACAGTTAGCTACCATACTATCCATACGCATGGCGCATAAACCTTCACTGAGTTCTAAACTTAAATACACTCCATTGAGTCCTTGCGTGACCCAATTGATTGATATGTTCTGCATGAACAAACTTTTACCTGATCCAGACCCGCCAGCAAAGATATTAAGTTCACCGCGATTCATACCACCAAATAGTCGTTTATCAAGAGTAGGCCAACCCGTCGATACCTGTCCGTTATTACTTTTAATTGCCAACAATCTAGCACGTGGGTCTTCAAAGTATTCTGTGCCCAAATCTTTAGTTAAACTTATTTGCACTGCGTCTTTGATAAGTTTTTCTACTGGATCATATTCGCCCTTTTCTAACATGTCTGCTGATTTGAGGATAGCACGTTCGAGTTCATTGCGTTTGGTAAAGCCTTCAAACTCTGCCATGAACCAGCTGTAGTGATCTTCTGTTAGGTCCGGTACGTGTTTTAATTCTACACCTGTGACTGCTTTGACCTGTTCAGCAGTAGGCATGGCCTTGTGATCATCTGTATGAGTTTTGATAAACTTAGCAACGTCACGTAGACTTCTGTCAAAGTTTTCTGGATTATAGATGTTCTGCACACGCACATAACTCTGCGCATCTTGCAACATCATTTCTAAAAATAACTTTTGTAGTTCTGGTGAATATTCTTTAGCCATTTTGACCTTCTAAATAATTAATTATCATATCTGCATATTTGTGATGACTTTTTGATCCTGGATGTACTATGTCGTCCGCTATATCAATTTGTTGTGCTTTCAATGATTCAAACATATTGACCCATTGTTTCATATCTAATTGAATTGCCGCTTGATTCAATTGATTGAAAAACCTAATGATTTCATCATCACTGCGTGAATCAAATTCTAATATTTCTTTAGTATAATCACTGAATGTATCTGACATATTCGATATAGACAATGGGTCCATGATCTCAGGAGTCCAAGTCAATAATCCATTGACAAATACCAAGCCAGTCTTGTTCATGCTTAATGTATTAAGTATACGACTATAATTGCAAATAGTCAATAGATTCTGATAATCATGATTTAATATATGGAACTGATCTGAAAACTGTTGCAGTTCTTTTTTACTATAGTAGATATCTCTGTAATTGTAATCTTCACTGTGATCAAAGCTGACTACAAACTCTGTGTCTGGACCAGGATATAGCCATAGACGATTTAATGCACTCCATTGCACAAATAGTTTATCAGGGGTATTATACAGTATTTCATTGATCGCTGTCATGAATATCTGATAATTGCTGTTACCACGTCGTGACAGATTGTTAACCGTAACATCATAGTGTTGACCTATTAGTTGTGTATAGTTGTCAGGATCTGATAATCCGCCTGGTAGACCTTCACCATAGGTTAGACTACAACCAACGAATGTCCAGATCTTATTTGTAGACATAAGGATCACGTGCTTTCATTTTCTTGATACGTTCTCTGCGTTTTTTCGCTTGGACGATCTTTTGCCATATGGTCTTTAGTAATTTCATAATTTCTCCAAAACGTAAGTGACCAACCCACCATTGCGACTGTTAAATATCGGCAGTCTCTTAGGTGTTTTAGATATTAGCTTAAATTCTCTAGTCATGTTTACAACGTCGCGTTGGGTAAAACTGTACTCCCAGGGATTTAATTCTTGATCTTTATACAGTACATCACTAGCATAATCAATGTTGATATATTTTTTAAGTAGTTTACCCCAGGGGTGATATAGTCCTAGAATCAGTTTACCGCCAGGTTTAACTGTTTGTTTTAATTTATCTAGTACTGGCACATATTCTGGAATATGATGTAATACCCCTTGACAGATCACTGTATCATATTGTTGTTTAGGCTGCCAAGCATGTAGATCTTGTCTGACGAACCTAGCATTTTTAATATTATAGGTAATAGCAAATGTTTTAGCGTAATTTATGCCATCAGCAAAATCCACAGCAGTGAATTTATGCTTTGGGTATCTCAAAGCAAACAAGTTAGTGATCAATCCTGTACCACAACCTGCATCTAATACATCACCTTGTATGTTTTGATCGATCAATTCTAGATAGGGATTTTCTATAGGTCTTCCATAATCCTTTAATTGTTTTAAAGTATATGGTCCAGGGAATTGATTTTGATTGTAGAATTTTTGTACTAACATACTATTAGTTATATAACTTTTTCTTCATGAGTTCTATCTTGAGTTTGCTTGACTGTTTGCTGTCTAAGATAGTTTTTAATACAAACAGTCTACCATACTTACATACCGCTTCATTTACATCTTTGCAAGTTTCTAACCATACGGGAAAACTAACACTCCAACCATATTCGATAGCATTATTGATCATCTTAGCACCAGCACGATCTCGATCAGCTACTACTATAACTTCACGGCCCAGTGATTCTATAATATCTGCTTGTGTTTCATTACATTCATTGTTCAACACTGCTACTCCATCTACGCTCATAGCATCAAATGGTCCTTCACAGACTATGACAAACTTGCTGTCTGGCAGTTGATTGTTCATATTAAACACAAAGTTAGGCTCATAATGGCTGTAGTATTTTGGTTTGACTCCGTCTACAAAAGCACGGCTAGTATAACCAATAGTCTTGCCTTTCCAGATGCAGGGTATAATCACACGCTGATGTAGGCTGTGTTCTGTGTTGTCGGTCCAATAAAAGTCATATTTGTCATAGTTTATTTTACGACTATTGGTATAGTCAATCGCTGAATTTAATAATGATGGAATATTTTCAAAGTTGTTTAATTCGTAAAATGTAAAAAACTGTTGGAAGCTAACAGCACCTTCTGGTAAGTCACGAGCTTTGAAATCAATCTTTTCTTCTTCAGCTTCTGCCTTGACTTCTTCTGGATTAACCAATTCACGGACACGGATGGCTTCGATAACTAGTCGTTTGATGTCAGTATCATCTGCACCTAACCATTTTAGCAGTTTACGGAATTTAAATGTCAAGTGTCTGCCTGGTTGATACGATGCTTTGAAGTTACAATTGAAACATGAATAGCTAATACTGCCGCTAGTATCTGTATGAAGTCCACCTCGTCCTCTGGTATCTGCTGTTTCACCATTATGGATACAGCAAGGAGCATTTCCCGACACCCAGCCAGATGGACTGCGTTTAGTCTTTCTTCCGCTTGTCCAATATTTTAATACCGCATCTGAGATAATGTTAAGCAATACGTGTCACTTTCCAATTATTATAATTTTTTCTAATTGTGGTTACCTTTGTATTATTATAACATTTTCTATAGGCGTTGAACAACCGCCAATAGCCAATACCTAACTCATTTTCATATTTTTTGGCAAAATCTTTCAAACCAATATCAGTTTCCCATATTCTTCCATCAGGGGATTCTATACGATATTTTCCTTTGTGGGCATCACTTTTTCTTTGTTTGGTTATAGTAGTTTCTGGGGATTCTTGAAATCTTTTTTTCTGTCCTTTACTGCAATTTTTACTTCTTTGTTGCTTCTTATCCTCACTCATTGTTTGATGATGTTTTAGTGCTAATTCTCTAGCTAGTTCAGAATTAACTCCATCCCCACCCTTAGTCATATTGTATCCTTGTTCAATTGAGTTATAATATTTTATCCAATGAATTTCTCTGGCATCTAATTGTTTCTTTGTCCATTTGGGATTTTCCTCAATAACTTCAAATTTCATATTTTCCCAACCGTATTTTTTAATAGCGTTGGCTATTTTTCTATCTGTCTTATCGTATTTTTCTAGTTTCTTGTACCAACGAATTTTATCTTCAAGAAGCACAGTAGATTGCCCAATATAGGGTTTAGAGGAAGGTGAAGTTATGAGGTAAATGTATTTTTGCATACATTTATTTATCTCAATTTGCAATTAAAGCAAATTCTTCTTAGCTGGGAGAATTGATTTTATGAAATCTTGTATAATATTCAGCATATACTATATTATACACTGAATTTTTGGTTAAAACAAGAGTTTTAGAATGAAGTCGTTATGCTTGATCTTACCCAAGTATTAGCCGCGATACATAGATATAAGTAACTGCTGTCTGTAGCCACTTGACCGACTACACCTAGACTAGAACTATAGGCTGGAACATTTGATATAAGACCCAAACCATTGAATCCGATGATATCATTAACGGTTAGCACTACATTACCAGTACGTCCAGCGACTGATGTAACGCTGTTAGTCAAAAGATTTACGTTGTTTTGGACTATGGTAAAATTATTATTGATCTTGCTAAAAGCGGTACGAATTGGATCACCGTCACCTATGCCTGGACCTGAACCAATATTTACGTTGCTTAATGTTATCATGGTATTTCTCTGTTATTTGTATATTTATATTAAAATCAATTTAGGTCCATTGATACGTAGGTGTTCCTAATGCCTGGAACAGCAGTGGATTAGTATTGTACGCTATCCACGGTGCACCAAAATTTATTGGGCCGCCTGTGTTAGTATACCAATTTGTTATACCTGATATGTTAACCCCTGATATTATCATTATATCCCAAACCTTGAACGCAATGCCTGATAGTTTTGATTGATCTGAGTATTACCAAAGGCAGTGTTGTAGATACGGACCGTAGCCAAGCGTCCACCCCAATATTCAGCGTTGTCCCAACGACGCATCAATACTATACCACCTTGTGAACTGGTAGATGAACCCACATAGCCAAGGGTGCTGACCTGCGTATTATTCACAAACAGTTTAATCGTCGTACCATCATAGGTACCCACGATGTGATTCCAAGTATTAGTAGTCAATGAATAAGCCGGAGTAGCGTGCCAAGTACCGTCCCAGAATCCGTTTTGTAAACCACCAGAAGTGTCAACTCCTAGGCTAAAATTAATTTTACTAGTAACACCGGGATATTGTTCTGTGAGTATACAAGGATCTGCTCCCGTGTTAGTGCCAGTGTAGTAGTGCCAGGTTTCTACAGTCCAGCTTGGTAAATTACCAAAACTTTGATTTGGACTATAAGCGTATTGACTGCTGGCTGGTACAAAGTTGATATATCCTCCATTGTTGCTGCTGTATGTAGGACTGCCGCTTAGAGTAAATGATAAGCCATTGACAGTATCACGCCAGGTGGTGTTACCGGAGAAACTTGAGGATAAACCAGCATCTAGGTTTAACACAAGGTTGGCAGTGATGTAGGTCGTTGAAGATGCACCGTATATGTTTGTGCCTTGTAAACTTATTCCATTGATGTCCATGATATTTCCTATGCTGGTGATGAGCCACTGTATCTAGTAGCGTAGTAGTTATAATTAGCCAAATGTTCAGCTGCTGATAGTGTTCTAGTATAAACATGAGCTGCTGCAATTTTACCAGTGGTATTATTGGCATTTCCCTGATAGCTAAAAATTTGTGGAGTTGAAGCTGATGCTCTATTAGTGGTACTTGCACTGGTACCATGTGCAACTCCATTGATGTATAGAGTCCAACCTGTAGTACCACTAAAGCTCATACTGACATAGTACCAAGTATTAGCAGTGAGTGTGATATTAGACCCTACTACTTGATAACCATCGCCATTGTTATTACCAGCATATAGTGTGGTGCCACCTGCGCCCCAGAATGTTTCGTTAGTACCAGATCCTATTAGGTTAAAAAAGTTAGCACCAGTGTACAAGAATACCACACCCTTGCTATAGTCTGTGTTGGCTGGGAATATAGCACTGGCAGCCACTGCGCCATTGTTACCAGGACTTGACCAGTAGGCAGTGCTGGTACCAGTATTAACTACTGTACCATAACCACTGCCTGTCGGCGCTTGATAAAAAGTAAAGTTATTGCCGTTGCCACTTGAGTCTGGCCAGGTAGTACCTGATACCCAATTCTGCATGTCTAAGTTAAACAACAGATTACCAAGGACTATGCCCGTAACAGGTGCTGGAGTAAATTGTATACCACCTGTGATCGTTATTCCTGGACCTATGACTGCCATATTATGATCCGTTCACACCCAATATTAGCATAAATTATCCTTAGAATGGTTTAGCTAAAACATTGGCCGTAACTGTGCCAGTAACTGTGATAGTTTGAACATTGGCGCTGTCTAATGTTACATTAGCACCTAACATTAGATATTTGGTATTAGTTATTGCTGTTAATCCTGCACTAGGCACAGTGATGTTGGCCTGTGTAGGGTCGTAGACATTACTACCAACTACTATGCGTAAGTTAGTCATAAGTCCTGGCCAACTTGCTCCATAGTATGATCCAATCCAAGGACTAGCGGCAGCATAGTTCAGCGAGTTAGTCTGTGTAGTACCAGCTCTGGTAGCCGTACCACCAGCGGTATTGCCAAGGAATAGAGCTTCAGTGGTACCGTTCCTTGTCAAAGCAAAATAATACCATTTGTTAGCCGTCATGGTAGGTACTGTGTAGCTGAACTGACCACCGCCACCGTATTTGTCTGTGGTAAATACCGTTGAACTAGAAACAATTAAAGTAAATCCATTTGCAGATGTAGCACCAACTATACCATAAGCTGAAGTAAAGTTAGGTAGTTGGAACCATCCTTCAATGGTATACGACCCACTACCAATAGTAACTCCAGGACTGAGCACCAGTTGATTAGTACCACTAGCACCACCAGCGAAACTTAA